AATCGTGATTGCTAGTATTATTAATGAAGCTGTAAATATAATCTCTACTATCCATGTTAACACTTGGTATAGAAATAGAACTGCTAGGTCAAGTATGAACATTTACTCACCTCTATGTATTCTTCATTATTTCCACTTGTCATATTTAACCACCCTTATTTTTATTATAACATATTATAGAGCTAGAGATAGTTGCCCTTCCTCTTCTTCTAATGTAACAGGTTCTATCTCTTCGCTTATTTCTTCTTTAATAGGTTCTTCATGTAAAGTGCCATCTGCATTAATCCATCTACCACCAGATTCATATGTACGTGTTTCGACAATCTCATAGTCTTGGAAAATGCCACGCTTGTCCATTTCTACCGGAATCTTATTCATCGCCTCCTTTACATCCTTACCAGCATTTGTAAATAAATGCACTTTACCATTCTCTGTTTTTACATCAAATTGAAATAACATCGTTATCTCCTCCTTATGAATCTATCTTATCATCATAGTTTTCTAAAAGTCAACAAGTTTTTTGCATAAAAAAAGAAGCCCCGAAGGACTTCCTAGTTATGTATTATTTAAATGTACCCCAGTAATTCTGACGTTTTCCGCCTTTAGACTCACCAGTAGCTAAGTATCCGTAACCATTGCTACGTGGTTGACGAATCCAAACATAACCGTCGTACTCGATACCGTAACCATTGTAGTTAACTACAGAACCAGCCGGAAGTGTAGCGATTACTCCTGCACTTGTGAATGGAGCTGTACGTAACTTGATTGAAGTATTTGTTGTGAAAGTACCAGTCTCTTTTGTGAACCAACTAGAATCATAGTCGCCTCCTGTAGAGCCGCCGCCTGTACTTCCGCCACCAGAGCCTCCAGAACCTCCGCCGTTATCTACTGCACCACCATTGTCCGCAGGTGGTTTTTGTCCGCCTACTACATCGTATAACTCGAAGTGAGGGTAATCTTTGAATGAAACCCAGTCTCCGCCCCATTTGAAGCCTTGACCTTTCATTGCTGCGATAACCTTACGGAAATTACCTTCAACTGTCCAGATTACGTCAGAGCCATCTTGTGTGTACAAGCATAAGTCTACCGCTACTCCGTAGTTGTGGTTCGATTGTCCGCCTCGTGCGTTTGTTACGATGTTACCCGGTTTAGTACGACCTTGTGCGTATAAAGCATCCTGTTCAGCAAATGAACGGAAACCTTGCGCTACGCAGATATAGATACCTTGTGCATGCATTTGTGTAATAACAGCGCGGGTACGGTCTGCTACGTCTTTACGCATACCTGAGATATTTAACTTACGGTTCGCCTTGTCGATTAAAGTTTGTAATGCCATTGCCATTCTACTTCCACTCCTTATTTTTTATTTACTACTCTACTAATATAAAAGATAGGGATAATTACTCCCTATCTCTATTATACCATACTTAGACTACCGCAGCTCCCGTCGCGTCCACCCATCCGTTGTTATCCTTGTTACGCCAGATAGGTTTATTCAACGTAGTATCGAAGAACGGTTGTCCTACGTATGTACCTGTTGTTGGACGTGCAGCTCCAGATGTGATTAAAGGTACCGTCACTTTTCCGGTAGCGTCCGGGTTATTACCATTTACAGACTGAACAAGACCAGTTACCTTTCCGTTTGCATCTGGGGTTAAGCTACTATTAATAGTTTTTACAAACCCCGTCGTACTAGGAATTGTAATCGTTACGTTTCCGTCTGTACCCGGCTTTGTACCATTAACACTCTTGACCATTGCTTTTATGTCTTCCTTCGTTGCGAAGTCTCCGGTAGGCGCACCATCTACTTGCACGTTACCTTTGTCGTCCGGAGCTTTACCATTTACTGTTTTAACAGCACTTAGTAAGTCCATCTCCATTTCTCTTATTTTCTTTTCCGGGGAGCCATCATACATATTATCTCTAAGCATTTTCTAGTCCCTTCCTTTCCTTTTATCTACTGTACTAATATAACAGTAGTCTGGAAAATTCTAGTAACCTTTATTGAAAATGTCTGTAGATTGCGGTCGCATAATGTCTACCGTTGTGTATGCAAAAGCGTTTTCTTGCTCTTTTGTTATGTACGGTTCCAGTACGTGTTCCATACCAACCATAGAGTATACAGAAGACTGAGCAAAATGGTCGTCACCTTTGTCCATAATAATCTGATAAATTGCTTTTGTTTTCTCATCTTCTTCATCTCGAATTACCACGTTTTTCCAATGTTCAAGATATAAAGCTAGTTCTCTGTCCATTGTGTTATAGAATCCTAGACGACCCATCTTCATATCAGAAATATGTTTTTTATTTTGTGTTAGTTTATCGACTGTAACCATGTTACGTTGCTCTGACCATACCGGGTTAATTTGCCCAGTAGAACGAGGGTTCGGGTTAACTTTAACACCGTAAGCTACACCAGCACCGAAATGTTGGATTAACTTGTCCACGTAGTTACCAGAGTCACCGATATCGGCACAGATAATATCGGGTTGGTAAGGGATTAGTTCAACTATGATTCTCTCTAAATCCGCCTCGATGTTTGCTACACCTCTAGCTCGTTCAACAGAGAACATACGAAGCATGTCGATACGCCCGTCATCTTTAAATCCACGAACTGTAACCCAGTGACGGTTACCCCAGTCAATACCTACAGAAATGAATCGGTAGTCTCCTCTATTCATTAGTGGAGCTGAGTAATAATCGCGCATGTTATTTGTAATATCTCTATCTTGAACAGCTAATGCAACGTCCTGATACGGATAACCTAAAACGTAGTTGTAAAAATGCTGTTTAGATTTCGCTTCTAATTCCTTACGTTTTAAAGCATCAGCACTAAACCATACCGCATTTAACTGTGTGATTAAGTATCCACGCGTACCTTGATTATTAATACTTCTATCCGGGAACTCTGCTACCCATTCTCCGTTGTACCATCTGTCTAACGTCTTACCACATTTCTGACAAACGAATCGGTATGTACCATCTCGAACTGTTTGAGCAAGAACATCTACACCGCTCTCATCCATACATTCAATGTTTTTATCGTAATCTAGTTGTTGACGCATGCCGCAATGTTCACACTTATGCATGTACACGCGTTTATCAGAACGGTCATACAGGTCATGGATACCGAAGTTAGGTACCGTAGGTGTTGACCATCTGCGTAAAATACCATATTGAGATGAAGACATAGACTCCATCGCAGAGATTTCCGCCGAGCTATTTACACGGTCATACTCATCCAGTGATAGATAATCGATATCGACACCCTCTACCGCAGCGCCCTTACTAGAAGAACGGAACAGCATGAAGCTATTTCTAATCTTTTTCTTTTCTAACGAGTCAATCTTAGGGTCAGAAATAGTCGCATAATAACCTTTCTCAAGTAATGGGTTAATACGTGTCGTTACAAAGTCCTTCATTTGTCGGTTCGTAGGGAACGTGTAGAGGCACTTTACACCCGCATAGGAGTGTAGGTCTGCAAACCATAACATCTCGCCTACACCGACCTCTGATAGCC